TTATGATGCGGCGGCCTTTTCGCGGACGGGCAGCTTCCAGCCCGGCCGAACGAAATGGCAGGTATAGCCGTTGGGGTAGCGCTCCAGATAATCCTGATGTTCGGGCTCGGCCTCCCAGAAGGCACCGGCCGGAGCGAGCTCGGTGACGACCTTGCCTGGCCAGAGACCCGAGGCGTCGACATCGGCGATGGTGTCTTCGGCCACCCGCTTCTGTTCGTCGCTGGTATAGAAGATCGCCGAGCGGTAGCTCATGCCGACATCGTTGCCCTGACGGTTCCTAGTCGTCGGATCGTGGATCTGGAAGAAGAACTCGAGCAGCGTGCGGAAACTGGTCTTGGTCGGATCGAAGACGATCTCGATCGCCTCGGCATGAGTGCCGTGATTGCGGTAGGTTGCGTTCGGCACGTCGCCGCCGCTGTAGCCGACACGGGTGGAGATCACGCCGGGCAAGCGGCGGATCAGATCCTGCATGCCCCAGAAGCAGCCGCCGGCAAGGACCGCGCGTTCGGAAGAAGCCATGTCAAACCTCCTTTGGATTTCTCCATAAGTGGGGATTGTGGCCTGCTTCTTCCAGCGGCTCAAGCGGCAGGAAAAGGGCGCCTAGGACACGGTGGCAGGCAGGGAACACAACCGAACGCGGTGCCAAGTCTGCGCCGATTGCTCGCCGGTCGGGCAAACCGGCGAGCCTCGGTGCTGAGCGCCAGCTTCACTTGGCCCCTTTATCGCCTCTGCCGTTGTCGCCTGCGCCATTGTTGCCCCGGCCGGGATTACCCCGGTCATGGCCATGGCTTTCACCACCGAGGCAATTGGCGTCGCCGACGCCGCAGCAGCGGCCGGCCCACAGCTTGTTGGTCGGCGTGTTGGCGCATTCGTAGATCTGCTGGCCGGCCATCGCGGAGCCGCCCAGGATGGATACGGCCAGGGCGGCAAGAAGTGCATTGCGAAGGATTGCAGTCATCGAAAATCTCCATGGATACACGGGTGTTCATTTGCACCGATGCGTCGCATGACCACGCGAACTGGTTCATCGCGATTGGCAGAATTCTTCCCGGCCGATGTCGCCAATGGTCGGGATCGATCGGAACGGCTACCATTCCTCGCCGCTCATTCTTCTGGTGCGGGCCTGAAGCGCCGCACCACCACCTCGAACACGATGTCCGAAATCCACATGGCCGAGACGCCGATCAGGAAGGCGGCGGCTAGAGTGGTGGTGTCGTCGGCGGCGTCGGGCATCGGCAGGCCGCTGGCCTCGACCCAAGCGACCGTGGGGAGCGTCAGATAGGCGGCGGCCAAGGCGCCGCAGATCGGCGAGGCGATCATCTCGCGCAACTTGTAGCGATGGCGCGACAGTGCCCTGAGCACCCCGCCGGCGAGCCCGGCGGCCACCACTTGGCCCTTGACGCCGAGCAGATCGAAGATGTCGTGCATCAGGGCCTCCAGCCACAGAGTTTTTCGCCCTTGCGGTTGTGGGCGAGAAGCGTACGCGCCTCCTCGTCCGACAGCGTCTCGACGGCCTTGCCGGAGAGACGCAACGGCGAGGCAACCGCGCAGAAGCCGCCCTTGGCCGTGGTGCAGCCGCAGAGCGCTGCGACGACGGCGGCGGCGATCAGTCCCTTGCCCATGACTTCAGCTCCTTCTTGACCGCACCGGCGGGCAGCGCGCCGATTTCGTTGTCGATCTGGGCAGTGATATCGCGGGCTGCCGCCTCGCTGGCCGCCTGCCGGTCGCGCTCGGCCCGCGCCCCCGCAAGCCTTTGGTGAAAGCCCCAACCAAGTGCGGCAATGAAGGAGGCCAGAACGCCCAAAATCGCCGGATTGCCCGAGAGGAAGGACAAGAGCGCCGTCATGCCAGCCACCACACGACGAGCGCCGCGATCAGGAGCAGCGCACCGATGACCCAAGGCAAAGCCTGGCGAACGAGTTCGGTGAAGACCTCGACCATTTTGCTACCTCATTTCGACCAGTGCAATTTGCGGGCGAGCGCGTACCAGGCCTCGGCGGCGAAGCTGAGCGCCAGGCCGAGGGCGGTTTCGAGCGCCATATGGATGTCGGGATCGGCCGAGAGCGCCTCGGCGTCGCCGGCGCCCAGCAGCCCGCGCGCGACGAGCACGCCCGCGCCATAGCGCAGCGCTATGCGGATGATGACCGCGATCATTGGCAGAACACTCCGAAGAGATTGCAGGGCAGATGCGCGGCCCAGGCGGCGGCCGAGCCGAGCGCCAGCGCGACGGAGGCGAGGACGGCGGCGGCCTTGCGAGCCGATGCCTGCGGTGTGGCCGGCGGGGCGCCGTCGCCGCCATAGGCGTTGATGGCCGGCTGCGCGGCGTCAGAGACCGAAACTCGCGACGAGGATTGACGCGGCGCCTCCGGCTGCGCCGAGATGAGCAGCGCAGCGGAGCGCACCGAGGCGACGCGCGCGCGCCAGCCCTTGCCGAAGGTCGGCCAGATCGGCAGCCGCTGGAGGAAGGCAAGCCGCGCATCGCAAAGCATGTCGATGACGACGCCGGCGGGTTTCGCCCGGGCCGCGGCGAGCGTCGCCGGCCCGATGCGGCCGTCCTGGGCGACGCCGAGCACTGCCTGGAGGTATTTCGCCGCCCTGCCCGGCCCGCTGTTCACGGCGAAGTCGAAGACGGCATAGTCGAGGCCGTCGGGGAGCTCGGCGCCGGATACGGCGTCCCAGTAGAACCGCCGATAGACGGTGGCCACCTGGCCGTGCGTGATCTTCCTCAGATCGGCCTTGCTGGCGTCGGCCTTCACGTGGCGGCGGAAGTTCGCGAGTGTGACGCCCTTCATGGTGGCGCCGCCGGGATCAGCTTTTCTGTCCGACCAGCCGCCTTCGGATTTGAGCACGAGCGCAAGCGCCCGCGCGAAGTTGCGGTCCATGAGAGGCTCCTTGGCTTGCTGGTTGGTGGGAAAAGCTCGGCCGGCGACTTGCGTTCGCGCCGATTCAGTTCTTTAGAAAAACCTTAATTGCCGTGTGGCAATGTCAGGAGACGGCGGTTGGGCTCCGCCGGTTCGTGGGGTTGAGGCGTTCACGCCGAGGGGTTGGGCAAGATGGGTTTGATGTTACCCGAAATGGGCGAGTGCCAGGGCTGCGGCGGCACCGGCACGATCTTCGAATGCCCGAGATGGCGCAGTTCCAACGGCCACTGCTGCCCGGCGGGAACGCATCAGCACAGGTGTCCGGGGGTGAGTGTGCGCTGCGCGGAGTGCGAGGGGACGGGTGGGGTTCGGTTGGCTGAGGGGTGTGCGGTGGAGAGATTGGTGTGACACACTAGTAGGCAGCCGCTTGATTCGACTCGCTGCGGTGGCAGCTCTGAGGTGCCCACGAGCCGCGCTCGAATGAAGCGCCATACGGACGCCCGCACCGGGCCGGTTTACGAGTTTCTTTTCTCTCGGAAGGCAGTGGTTTCACCCAAGATTGTTTTGCAGTAAGACTTACCTATGTGGATCTATGGCCTCTCCGCACTAGTTGTCGGCCTCTTCGCTGCTCTGTGGCAGCGTAGACGCCCAGTTCTCGTTATCAGCTCTGAGGAAGCTATCCGATTGAAAATGCTTCCTCTGTTCACGAACAATTGGAGCGACGAAGACTGGAGTAAGTGGCGTCGGCTGATGGATGCCGACTTGGTTCAACTTTCGGATATCGAAGGCGATTTCGGCCCGAGTTATCTAATGGTGCTAACGCCAGCGGGCGAGAGAGCGCTTCGGGTCTGATCGAGCTGCGTTTGCCGCGATGCAGAACACATCGGAGCTGGCGAAGACCAAGTGCCTCTTCTTACGCAGTCTTTCCTTATCGGAGAGCCATAAGGATTAGGAGTTGCCCGCTCCCTGTGTTTGTGGGGTTGGCCGTAACGCCCCTAGCCGTTTGCGCTGAGCCGAATATGTCGCATGCGCAACTGAAGCACGAGACACTTTCAGGCTGGACATCAAACTTCTCGGTGAGATTAGTCCACGAAATGCTGTCCGCAGTTGATCCATTGTATGCAAGCCCTCCAATCCAGCCACCAGCCTGACAGTCGATCGCCGCATTCATTGGGTCAGCGGAACTTGTATTGACCGCTGTTGGCGTTGTGCTGCTTTTGAGATTGAAGAGCGGGATTACACAACAGGCGGCCCGAGCCATCCCGGCGCTGAAATTAACGTTCACGTTTCCAGTTGCTCCGCGCGGCGCAGAATAAAAGGCGAGCACCGTTGTCCCGTTGAACTGCTTGTAAAGCAGCGAGCAGTCTTGACCGCCAACATCGAGTGACACAAAATCGGCGACCGAGCCCGAGCGCGCCATGATCCCTATAATGGGATATGCGTCTACCGTGATCCCCGACGTAAGACCGGTGAACGCAAAGGTTGTTCCATCGGTTGTGATTATCTGATTCAGGACTGTCCCCTGAGCGACCGCAGGGACCGTTACCGAGGGGGTCGTAATCGGAAAAGGGAAGCTCATTGGAGCGCCTGTACATGTAGATGAGTGCCACCCTGTCCCTTTGAAATGAACAAGCGGAACTTTTGTCCCGAAGTAGTAGTGAAGGCGTCTCCGGTTACCTTCGTGAAGCCCGAAGTGACGATGGCACCCGCGCTTGCACCATTCGTGTAGTCAATCACCAGGGAATAGGAACCTGATGCCGAAGGCGCGGCCAGGGTGTGCGCGCCGTTGTTGGTGGCCGACCGGAAATTGCCTCCGGCTGGCGAGGGCGTGTAGATTCCGCTGGACTTGGTGCCGTCGGAAACGTCGGTGCCAAAATATCCAGCGTTCAGCGTTGTATCGGCATCCTTTCTCACCATGGCCGCTGCGATCTCCGCCAGCGTATCAAACGCCGCGGACACCCCGCCTAGCACTACATCGATCGCTGCCTTCACAAACCCCGTGGTCGCGATCTGCGTCGTGTTGGTACCAGGCGCAGCGGTCGGTGCCGCCGGCGTGCCGGTGAGCGTTGGGCTCGCTTTCGGCGCAAATGTCGTATCGACATAGGCCGTCGTGGCGATCTGAGTGGAATTGGTTCCAGCCGCCGCCGTCGGCGCCGAAGGCGTGCCCGTAAACGTCGGGCTTGCCTTCGGCGCAAGGCTCGACACCGCCACGCCGCTGTCCTTCACCACCTTCCCCGTCGTGCCGTTGAAGGTGGCGACGTTGTCTGCCGTGGCGGAGGCCGGTCCGGCGACGAGGCTCGCCACCGCCACCCCACTGTCCTTGCCCGCCTTCCCCGTCGTGCCGGCGAACGTCACGATATTGTCGGTCACCGAACTCGCCGGCCCGGAAAAATCACCACTGCCAAGGCCATCCGCGCCTTTGTCGCCGGCGCGGATGAAGATCAGCCAGATGCCGTCGGCGGTCGTGGGCAAGGTGCCGGCGCCACTGACATAGGCGAGCGTCAGTTTGCGATAGCCGCCGCCGTCCACCACCGAGCCGGTGACGCTGTAGACATAGGCGATTGCCGCTGACGCCTTTGAGCGCAGCGAGAGCTGGCCCTTGATCGGGTTGGTGCTGTCGTCGAACGTATCCAGGATGCCGCTCACCGTGGCGCCGCTGGAATCGAGGTTGTCGATATAGGCGGCTGTGGCCGAGGCGGCGCTGACATTGTTCAGCCGCAGCGTGCCGTTGCCGGGGTCGGCATCGGCGGTGCTAGGGGAAAAGGTGTAGCCAAGTGCCGCCACGGCGTTGGCCGCGGCGGCGGCGCTCGCCGCCGCGTTGGTGGCCGAGGTCGTCGCATTGGTCGCCGAGCTGGCAGCGGCGCTTGCCGAGCCCGACGCGGCCGTTGCCGAGCCGGCGGCGGCACTTGCCGAGGTGCCGGCGCCGGTCGCCGAACCGGAAGCAGCGGACGCGGAGCCGGCCGCTGCCGTCGCCGAATTGCCGGCATTGGTGGCGCTGGTCGCGGCATTGGTGGCGGAAGTGGACGCGGCGGTGGCCGAGCCGGAGGCGGCCGTGGCCGAGCCAGCCGCATTGGTGGCGCTGGTGGCGGCGGCATTCTTTGAGGTGAGCGCCGCGGCAGCGCTCGCCGCAGCGGCGTTCGCTGCGTTCACGGCGTCGCCGAGCGTGTCCTGCGACAGATAGAAGCTCAGCGTGATCGGATCGGCGCCGATCGCCGGATCCAGCGTCTCGAAGGCATAGACCCGATCGGCCGAGACCGTCCCCTCCTGCACATGCACGGTCGTGCCCTTCTGCATCGTGCGCGCCGTGCGGGCGTCGGCGGCGCGGAACCACTGGCCCTCGCTCGCCGTGTAGATGCCGTTCTCGGTCTGGTCGGCCTGGTCCTTGACCAGTACGCGGTCGCCGACTTCGGCCGCCACGCCATCAATGGTCTGCAGGCCGTAAAGGGTGATGTTCGCGATCGTCGCCAGGCGCGCGGGTTCGCGTTCGCCGGTCAACAGGCGAACGGCGGCAGTTGCAGGTCGGGCCATAAGGCTTGCTCCATGAAAAAGCCCCGCGAAAGCGAGGCTTGAAAAGATCGGGATTAGCGCGCGGCTAGATTTGTAGCCGCACCGGAATCAGCTCTTTGTCACCGCGATTTTCGCCAACAGCTTCATTGAGCCTGTCCGCGCTCGGTATCCGAGCCATCTGAATCCAAAATTGCGCCCGCTCCAGCCGCCCCGCCAGCGGTGCCAGCGCTCCTGGAAGCGCGAAATGGCGGCCTGGGTGTTGAGATTGTTCTGGCGCAGCCGCGAGTCGTACAACATCGCATCGAGGTCGACCTGCCCCTGCCGGGCGTTGGCCGCCAGCACTTCGGTCGGAGAACCGGAACTACGGTGACAGTGCATTATTTCTATGCGACCGACCGAAGGCACCTCAAATGGTTACGAATCGGCTTTGCGGCGCATCATTCTCTGCCTAGGTCAGTGTGCCCACTTCGATCGTCGAACGGTTTGAAGCTAGCCATAGGAAGACCCAGTGCATCCAGAACGTCCAGGATACGCTCCGACATGACGAGTCGCAGATCCGAGGCAATACCGAAGTCGGAGTGGCCAGCCTCTCCCTCTATCTTTAGCCAGACAAGAGGCGGAATCTTAATGTCGGAATAAACGTCACGAAAATTGTCGGAAATTGTGATTTTGACGTCAGCGAATGTCGCACCGGAGAAACCGGCCTGCTGCAACGCGAATTTGGCCTCCTCCGTGATAAGAAAGCAAGGAAAGCTTGCTACGAGAACATCGCCGGGCCAGCCGTCGACTTGAAACACAAGCTTGTTGACGATCGGCGGATGCACACTTACGTCCATCACAGTACCCTCATCCAGTTCGCCCATAACAATCGGCTCTACGTAGAAGTATTTCATTAATCACCTATAGGAGGAATTACGGTGACACTGCACTATTTTCTATCGACTGACCGGAGACAGACCCAAATAGTGGCTAGTCAGTTTTGAGGCGGATCATATCCTCCGCCCAGCTGTGCTCTATTCGTCGAACGGTTTGAAGCTGGCCAAAGGAAGCCCCAGTTCATCCAGAACGTCCAGGATGCGCTCCGACATGACGAGGTGGAGATTCGAGGCGATGCCGAAGTCGTCACGACCTGCCTTTCCATCAACCTGCAGCCAGACAAGCGGCGGGAGCTTTACGCTGGAAAAGACGTCGCGAAAATTGTCGGAGATTGTGATTTCGACGTCTGCGAATCTAGCACCGGAGAAGCCGGCTTTTAGCAGGGCGCGCTTGGCCTCTTCTGTCACAAGAAAGCAAGGAAAGCTTTCTATCAGAACATCGCCCGGCCAGCCATCGATCTGGTAGACGAGCTTGCTGACGATCGGCGGATGCAAGCTTCTGTCCATAACAGTTCCGCGATCCATTCCGCCAGCGGTAACGGGATCTACGTAAAAATATTCCATCATTCACCTATTGGTGGGTCGAAAAGATGCCCGTACTTTTTGTCGATTTCGGTGGCTTTATCAATTATCTGCTGACGAGTGGCGGTTGGATGAGATCGATAAAAATCCATCCACTCGCTTTTAATTACCTTCTGGTGCAAATTTGTATCAAATTCTCCGCGAATTCCTCGAAGATTCTCATTCGAATATATTTCCTGCTCAGTAAATAACCCTGGATACTTTTCGATAACCTGCTGCTCAACGCTATGGTGAACCACGTAGTCACTTGCATTTAGGTAGCATTCCGACCAAAAAAGGTCTTGCGATGGTTTTTTGATTCCTCCCATCCTACTGCAGCTCCCGCATATTTGACTCGCACCGGATCTCTGGCAAGCATTGCCCCGAGCATTGCATTTGTCCAATGCGCGCTTGGACCGCGGGACTGGTTAAAATGCAAAGCGAGCAAGCCCTTGTTGGCGTCGGAGGGTTTCGGCATCTACACCGTGAATAAGTGCCTCGCCCGCCTCAGCTAGATCGCCGGGCCGCCCGAGGGAAATCGAGAGCTTCTCACCCCTTTGTTTCGCGGCCTTACCAGTCCCTTCAGGCCAGAGGCGGCCAACCGCTCGCCAGGAATGGCTCCGAAGGCATCAAGCAATGCTTCGCTGTAGTTACCCTCCAGCGCCGCATTGCCCGCCTTTTCGAGCGCAAACGACGCCCCCAGCGGGGTGATATCAGCTACCGAAACGCTGTCCTCGCCAAGCCCATCTGAGCCCACAAGCTTTTGCGCGAGAAGACGCCATAGGCTTCCTCGCTCACTGTCTCCCGCGAATAGTCGCCCTAGCCATTCTTGATCTGTGGGGATGTAGTTAGTGAGCTCTGCTTTCGACCCTGAACGACCTAGGTCGACTTGTCTTAGCCAAATCGAGAAGCCCCATGGGGTCGACTATTGCTTCGCGGCGTGTTCGGTTGGCTATGCCTTTCTCTCTCTGGGCCGCGCGGCGCGCTGGCTCTCTGGCATGTTCGGCAAGGCAGCGGCGAACAGCCTGTCGAACAGGCCAGTCTTCACTACTCGGCCATTGTGCGGATCGGCCTGGCCATACATGGCCTCATGCAGGCCGCTGCCATCGGCCGGCGCGTTCGCCGTCGCCTCGTCTTCGGCCTGCGCGATTCTCGCCGTCGAACCGGCGGCGCGCCATTTCGGCATCGAACGCCTCCTGCTGTTCCTTCATCTGCTGGTAGCGCTCGGCGACGGCGGAGAGGTGATCGCCCAACCCTTGCATGGCGCCGCCGATCGGCGAGCCCTGGGGATATTGCACCCCATTGCCGGTATCGAGCCGGCGCTGGGCGACGGAAAGAGGAATGATGTGTACCATTCAGGTGTTCCCTGCCCAACTTGCTCTGGAAAAGGGGGAGGCGCCGACGATCACGGCGTTGCCCGACTGCAGGCTGCCGGAACTCGGATTCTTGGTCGGGTCGTAGATTTTGGAGAGGCCGCCGATGAGGCTGCTGCCAGCGTTGAAGATCGAGGCGGTCATCGCCTGCTTGCCTTGGAAGCGCGAGATGGCGGCCTGGGTGTTGAGATTGTTCTGGCGCAGCCGCGAGCCGTACAACATCGCATCGAGGTCGACCTGCCCCTGCCGAGCGTTGGCCGCCAGCACTTCGGTCGGCGAACCGGCAATGCCGACGCCCGAGGCGCCGGCCTGGGCGCGCGCCTGGGCTTCGAGCAGGTCCTGCTTGTGGCGCTCCTGGCTCCGCTCGAAGGCGGCGCTTTGCGCGTCGGCCTGCGCCTGCTGCTCATAGGCCTTGGCCTGGTAGTTGGCCATTTGCTGCTGCTGGACGCCCTGCATCAGGGCGCCGCCGACCGAAATGGCCGTGCCGAGTAGCGCTAATGTGCACATGGTTCAGCCTCGCTTGGGTTTCTTGGTTGAGCCGGCGACGGGCGCGCGGAGCCCCGGACGCGCGTCGAGCGCGCCGCCGGAGCTGATCAGCGAAAGAAGCAGCCGGTCGGCCGCCAGGCCGGCGCGGCTGAGGCGCGCTGGCGCGGCCGCGCGCGGACCGGCCATGGCGGCGCGGCGGGCGGCGGCCAGGCTCACCCTCCGGCTCGGCAGGCCGGCGGCGTAGAACAGGCCGTTGGCGGTGGCAATCGCCCGCGACAGCGCGTCGGCCTCGAACAGCTCCTCGCGCAGTTCCTCGACCAGCCGGCGGGCGGCGCGCCAGCGCGCGCCGAGCAGCGCCGCCTTGCCTTCGATCTCCTCGCTGAGCGCCTCGATGTCGGCGCGGGCTTCGGTTTGAGCCGCAGTGGCGCGGCGGTCGCCGGCGGCGGCGATTGCTCTTTCCAGTATCGCGATCGTGTCGTTGCAATCGTCGAGCGCGGCGCGCGCGGCGGCAAGATCGCCGTCGCCGAAAATGGCGCGGTCTTCCGCCTGCTTCAGGCCTTGGCGGCTGGCGACGGCTTCGCTGAGGTCGGTGTCGAGCAGAGCGATGACGGCGGCGAAATCCGCAGCCGTCCGCGCCCTGCCGAGAGCTTCGGCATGGGGTGTCATGTGTGGGTTCCTTGGTGGACGGAGAGGCCGGCGGGACAGCACCCCCCTCTGTCCTGCCGGACATCTCCCCCGCAAGGGGGGAGATTGGCAGTTCGGGCGATGTACTGTCACTTGCAAGGTCGGCAATTGGCGAAAGCAAAGACGCCAGCTGATCTCCCCCCTTGCGGGGGAGATGGCCGGCAGGCCAAAGGGGGTGCGCGGGAACTCGGCGTTGGGCTATTGCGGCAGCAACATCGCTTACGGCTCCGCGTCGAACACCGGTGTGAACGCCCGGATCGTGCAGGGCGTCGGGTTGACGTGGCGGATCCTCACCTTGCCCTGCCCTTCCCAGCTGTCGTCGATCGGCACTTCGACATTGCCGGTGTAGAGCTTCGCCTTGCCGTCGGGCGCGACGACCGAGGGCATGCGCACGGCCTCCCAGCGGCCGCGGATGAAGGACTGCACCTCAAGTCCCGTCGTGTCGGTCTCGAGCAGCGACAGGATCGCCTGCGCCACCTTCTTGCGGCGACCGAGGAGCGAGCCGTCCTGGCCGCCGACATCGAGCTCCAGCGTATCGGCCTGCGACTGGAAAGGCAGCCCGACTTGCCATTTCGCGGCGGTGGCGCCGGAGGGCAGCGTCACCTGACCGGAGGCGACGATGCCGTCGCCCAGCACGTCGACTTTCTGGCCGTTGAGATGGCCGAGGCCGGAGACGACGTTGACCGGGCCCCCTGAGTAGGTCAGCCCGCAGTCGACCTGGAAAGCGTCCGCGAGCTCTCCGTATTCGAAGGGCGCCTGCATCACCTCGATGTAGCGTTTCGTCAGGCCGCCGATGGTGCGCTTGACGAACAGCCAGATGTCGTCGACGCCGTTTTGACCCGGCGTCACCACCGCGCTTTCGACCATCGCCCAATCGGAGCCCGAGAAGGTCCCGCCGAGACGATGGCGGTGCATGCCGCGGACTTCCTGGCTCGGCTGGTGCGTGTAGCCCCCCAGCTCACCATTATCGAGGGGGAACCACAGGATCGGGTCGGGGTCGGTCTGGTAGGCGAGCTCGACCACGCCCTGCTTCGGAATGTGCTCGGATATCTGGCCGATGTCTTCGGACTGATATCGGCTGGTCTGCACCTGGGTCAGCTCGGCGATCGCCCGGCGCGAACGCGTGACATAGAGGAAAGATTGCCCGGCATCGACCGGTCGGATGCGGGCGCAGCCGAAAGTGCGCGAGCGACGGTTCTTGAAGGAGGACGGCGTCAGCGCCTCGTCGATGCCAGAGCCCGACAGGGCGCGGATGCCGCCGGAGGTGCCGATCAGCAGCGCGCCGTCGGAATCGGCGATCCACAATATGTCGTTGGCCTGGCCGCCGCCGGCCTGGACGAATTCCAGCGCGTCGTCGTCCTTCTCGCCGAGCGCGAAATTGTCGAAGTCGCCGGTGGCCGATGCATAGACGGAAAAGCGCCGGCTGAAGGCCAGGCGCTCCTCATAGAGCGAGCCGGACTCGACATATTTGCCCGGCACGAAGGTCCCGAGCCGCCAGCGGGTGATCGGGTTGGTGTTCGGCAGGGCATGGCCGTAGATTACGATCTTCACCACGGTGGTGCTGGTGCGGCTGGTGATCTTGGCCCAGCGCCATACGCCGTCGGAGCCGAGCAGCCGGATGGCGCGGCCGACATCGGTGGCCTGGAACCCGGCGCCGCCGTTGATGCCGGCCGTGCCGGATGCGGTGAGATCGAACGGCGTCTGGTCGGAAGCCGCGACATGAAAGGCAAGCTCCGCGGCGATCGAATTGGTCGCATCGTCGCCGCCGCCGCCGCTGAACACCAGCTGATGGTATTCGAAGGCGGACTTGTTGGGGAAATCGTAGAAGCGCGTCTCGCCATTACCCCAGCCGAGCTCGCCGGTACGGGTATCGAGCGTGGTCCAGGAAACGCCGTCATTCGATCCCTGGACCTCCCAAGCGGTGAAGAAGTCGTAAGCCTGGGTCGCCTTGCTCGAGGCGGTCAGCCAGTAGGCGTCAACGACCCGCTGAGCGCCGCCGGCGGTGCGGTAGCGGATGAAGCCGTCGCCGCCGCCAGACAAGATGAGATGCTGGGTCTTGTCACGGTCGAACATCTTGAAGTCGTCGGCGCTTGCCGCGGTAGCGGAGACGGTGCCGGCTGGCGTCGTGTTCGAGGTCATCTTGGGCGTCAGGTGGCCGGTGTCGGAAAGCGTCAGCGTCGTGGCGGTATCGTTGATGTCGTCATAGGGACCGTCGAGGAACTCGAAGTCCTCGAGCGTCCACACGGTGTGCGCGGTGCGGGTCAACACCTTGGGCGGATAGTCGCGATGGGTGATCCACATCTGGTCGGCCGACTGCACATAGGCGAGCTCGAAGAGGTCTGCCTCCAGATAGGGCGAGGCGATCTCGACCGTGCCGACCCGCGCGCCATAGGCATAGACGCGGATATAGAGGTCGCCGAATTCCAGGCAGTAGGCCTGGTCGGAGGAAAAGATGAATGGAATGCCGCGCGTCTTCTTGGCCGAGTTCTTCACCTCGGCGACGAAATAGGTGCCGCCGCGGGCGCGGATGCCGCCATGCGGCAAGGTGACGAAATTCTCGCATTTGGCGAGCGCCGCCCGGTAAAGGTCAAGCGAAGCGCGGGAATGGAGCCTGGGCGAGATCTCGCCGCGGGTGAAGACGTCTTGGACCGGATAGAGCGCTGTCATTTAACGAAAGCTCCTCAAATCGCCGCGCTGGGTTGCCCAGCCGCCGGTGTAGAGCCGGCCGCCGCGCTGGATGGCGTTGGCCGAAAAGGCGGCGTCGAGGGCGCGATCATAGGCGGCGCGGGCAATGTCGATCATGCCCGCCTTATGGGTCAGCGGATGCGCGACCTTGATGGCCAAAGCCGCCACCAGCACTTCGGTGAACAGCGCGTCCCAGTCGTTCGGATCGGTGAGGTTGGCGATGTAGCGGATCGTCAGCGGTCCCGGCTGATCGGAATAGACCAGCCCCGCCTCCTGGCGCCAGGAAATCGGCACGCCGACCGGCTCGCCGGTGTCGGTCAGCGGTAGCGGGCGGATGCAGTCGGCCGGCAACTCGTAGGCATAGTTCAGCGTGCAGTCGCCGCTTCCTGAATCCGAGCCCGGCACCAAGGCCGAAAGGATGGCGAACACCCAGGCATGTTTCGCCAGCTCGCCCTCGCGGGTGAGGTCGAAATGCAGGTTGAGCAGGCGGGCCGCCTTGACGTCCTGGTCAAGGCTGTCGATCGGCGCCTCGTCAAGGACTGCCAAAGCCATGTTGGCGATGTCGAGCGGGGTGATGGCCATGGGTCAGCGCCTCGTCCGGCTTGGTCGAGCAAAAGTCATGGGGAACTCCGGGCATGAAAAAAGCCGCCACTGGCGGCTTGGATTGCGTGCGGAATGTCAGCGTGTCGGCGCTTTACGGCGTCCTGCCCGGGCGGAGCCAGGAACGCTGACGCCTCAGGCAGCCAGCGAATTCCCCTATGTTTGCGGCAGCTCGGCCGAAGCCAGTCAGGACCCTAGAAATGATAGTTGATACCGATGCGGACGGTGTCGAAGTCGATGCGGTCAGTCGACGGATCCGGCGGATTGCTGGTCGAGAAGGACGGCCGGCCAAGGTCGACATGCAAATATTCGGCCTTGAACGAAACCTGCTGATTCATCGCCCATTCTACGCCGGCGCCAGCGGTCCAGCCCCAACGTGTGTCGCTGAAATCGCAAGTCGGACTAGCACCGCATGCGCCGAGATCGGCCGATCCCTTCACGTGACCGACTGCAAGGCCACCGGTGGCGTAGGGAAGAAAATTCTCGAAGGCATAGCCTACGCGAGCGCGGCCGGTGCCGAACCAGTCGACCTTGGCCGTGCACCCTTGGCCTGGGACGCCGCACGGGGGCACGAAGGGAATCTCTAGTACGCTGCCGTTCATATCGGCGTAGCTGATATCGGCTTCCGCACCGAAAACAAACTGACCCTGCTGCCAGTTGTAGCCGGCAGTCAACCCGCCAACAAAGCCGTTGGAATCGAAGTCGACCGAGCTACCAGAGTAATGATAGCTGTCGGACTTCCAGCCGTAGCCGGCGACGCCGCCGAGATAGGCACCCGACCAGTTGATGCTTTCCGCCGGAGCGCCCGCCACCGCATCGGCGGCCATTGCGGACCCGGTCAACAAAGCCAGCAAACCGGCAAACAAGAAGGAAAGTGAGCGCATCGAAACCCCAAAGTGAAACCCGACTCCCAACCTATCAGCGGCCACCGAGCGTTGATGTGTTTTTGCGCAACACAACCGAATTTTTGCAGTCAGAGGTTGCTGTCGGCACATCGGTAATCGTTCGAGAACGATCGTTGCTGTGAGCGCTGACCAAGCGGCCAGCTTGGCGGAGCATTGCCTCCCCGCCAAGCGGTCGAAAGGTCGTTACGCCTCCGTCGTCTTCAGCGCGATGAAGCTCATGTTCTTCACGCTGGAGGCGGTGCGGTCCCAGTTCGCGGCCAGCGCCAGCTCGGCGTCGGTGGCGAACTCGCCGGCGGTCGAGGCGTCGAGAAAGCGCGTGCCCGGGACATGCGCCACGAAATGCCGGCGACCCACCATTTCAGTGACGCCGCCGCCATGGCCCTGGCGCGGCTTGCGGTCGAACTCTAGCGGACCGCCTTCAGAGTTCACCGGCAGCTCGTTCCACAGGATCGCCTTGTCCTTGAACATGAACGCCGTGTAGACGCCGGCCGCGACCGGGATGTCGTCGTCGACCACGCAGCGCAGGCCCATGTAATAGGGGATCAGCGGCCCGCCCTGCTCCGAGGACGGCACATAGTCGATGAGGTCGGCGAGCTTGAGGGCCTTCATCTGCTTGGAATGCATCCAGATGGTGCGGAACTTATCGGCGCGGTCGCCCATGAGGTACGCCGCCTCGATGATGTCGGTGTCGACGATCGAGGCGCCGGTGGTGCGCACCAAGTCGCCGCCGTCATTGGCGACGTTGTCGGCGAGCACGCCCTTCAGGATGCCGAGCAGGGTCAGCTTGTTGGCGCGCTGCCAGTATTCGGTCTGGCGGCGCACGATCAGCTTCTGCGGGTCGTCGCCGGCAAGGATCGCGGTCAGGTCCGGAACGCCCCAGGCCTGGGCTCGCACGTTGCGGGCGGCGACCTCGCGGCGCGAGCCGATCTTCTTCATCTCGATCGAGTCGGCCGGATCGTCATTGACCGGCTCCGACGGATCGTTGCCGAGATCCTTCCAGCCGGGCATGTCGACGGAGCGGCCGCCCATCGAGAGTTTCGAGGAAATGGCCGGGTCGGAGAACAGGATCCCGGCCTGGTAGATTTCGAGCGACTGGACGTGCTCCTCGAACGAGTATTGGGCATAGACGGACGGAACGATCGCGTCCGCGATGCGGGTATAGGCGTCTGCCATTCTTTCTTTCCTTCAGGTTTGATGAGGCGGTTTCAGAGAGGGTTGCTGGGCATCCAGAGGTCGGGATTCTCACCGGCCTCGCGGGCCAGCCGCCGGGCGCGTTGAGGGTCGCTTTTGACAAGGGCGGAGATGGCCGAAATGTTGCGCTCGCCGGCGGCGTTGCGCCGGAAGGGGTTCTGGCCCCTGGGCGCTCCGTCGGCGTCGATCGTGTCTTCGCGGAACATCGCCTCGCCGATGGCGTGGAAGGCCCGGGCGATCTGCGGATCGGTCAGCGCGCCGTCCGGCAGAAGGATGCCCTTCTGCTTGTAGGCGTTGACCAGGCCGAGCTTCTTCATCGCCCGGTTCGCGACCTCCAGCTTCTGGCGAAAGCCGTCGCTGTCGGTCGGCCCCCAGTCGCGCACCAGCTCGTCGTGGGTGGCTTCGACCGAGCGGGAAAGTGCCGCCTGCTGGGCAGCGGCCTGCTCGGCCATGTAGCCGACGAAGCGGTCGTGATAGGCCTGCGCGGTTCTGGGGCTTGCACCCGCTTCGACCGCCCAGGCCTTCGAGGCATTGGCGAGTTCGTCCGAATAGGCGAAGTTTTCCGGCAGGTTGTCGGGCCGCCGGTATTCGACCTTCTCGGCCGAGGTCAGTGGACGCATCGCCTCCGGGAGTCTCGAATGGAACCTGTCCCATTCCTCCTTCGGTGCGTCCTTGCCGGGAACGCGCAGGCTTTCGCCCTGCTGGCGGTCCAGCTCCGCATAGGATGTGAAAACCCGATCGAGGCTTTCAGCCTTGGTCCAGCCCTTGGCTTCAGCGAGCTTGCGGTTGCCTTCGGAAAGACCGTCAAACCAACTTTTGCCGGCCGTCGGGGCGGACCCGTTGTCCCCGGAAGCCGGAGGCGTCGCCAGGTTGCCCGCCGGCCGCGAAGCCACGGACCCGGCCTCTGCCAGATCTGTCATGAGTTAAATTCCTTTGTTCAGAGTTCCAGAAGGAGCGCCGGCGCTGAAGCTGCCAATCTTCCCACAGGTGGGGGAGATGGCCGGCAGGCCAGAGGGGGGCGCGAAGGAACGCAACGTCGCGTTTGTTTGCATGAATTCAGATACGGTCAACGGCAAGGTCGGCGGGACAGCGCCCCTCTCTGCCCTACCGGGCATCTCCCCCACGAGGGGGGAGATCAGCAGTTCGTGCGCCTACGCGTTATCCCCCCAGTTCTCCCACAGCAGCGTGATCGTCCCCGTCACCGCGAGGGTGCCATCGGCGTCGATATCGGTGCCCGTGGCAAACGCCAGGTTGAGATATAGGTCGACCGGCGTCGTTGTGCCGTCGAGCGTCGCGGCGGCGGCGATGTCGGCGGTGGAGGCCGTGGAGACCGCGGTGCCCACGCCGTCCAGCGTGCGGGCGGTGGATGCCAGCACATTGACCATGGTGCCGGAAAGCGTGGCGCTGGACGCGGCCGCTGAGCCCAGCGACCAGGTCAAAGCCGCATTGTCGTTGATGGTCGAGGCGCGGGCAGTGAGCACCGCAAACTGCAGCCTCGCCGTGCCGCCCTTTATGCGCACCTTGCCGTCGGCGAAGTCGAAGATCTTCTGGCTCGCATAGGCCAGCGCATCGGCGACCGGCACCTGCATGCCGGCGAAGCTGAAGACGGTGCGGTAAGCTCCGCCCTGCCCGCTGGTCGCGGCCTTCAGGCCGACCTTCGGCGGGGCAAGGCCGGCCTCGCGGGCGGCGGCGCGCGCAAGGGTCCGGGGTAGTCCTCGGGTCATCTCATGTCTCCATTCCTGGGGGTGAGGCGTGGTCCGCGCAGCGGACGGAAAGCCAATTGCTTGGCTTTCCGAACACGAAGGGCGAACGCCGATTGGGCATCCTGCGCAGACTCTGGACGCACTCTTGAATTGTGTGTATCAATACACAACATGAAGAGTGCCGACGTTATCGCTAGATTACAGGCTGACGGCTGGTTCGAGGTGGCTCGCAAGGGGCAGTCACGCCCAGCTCAAGCACCGCACCAAACCGGGCCGCGTGACGGTGCCGCACCCCAAGCGCGACATTCCGATCGGCACATTGAAATCCATCGAGAAACAGTCTGGCTGAAGCTGAGGTAGAAATATGCGACACTATATCGGCCTGATCCACAAGGACGCCGACAGCGATTTCGGCGTCTCGTTCCCTGATTTCCCCGGCGTGATCACGGCTGGAACAAGCCTCGACGAGGCCCGCATGCTGGCCGAGGAGGCGCTTGCCTTCCATGTCGATGGCCTTGTCGAGGATGGCCAGGCCATTCCCGAGCCGTCATCCCTCGAGGACGTGATGATCGATAAGAACAATCGCACGGGTGTTGCCATCCTAGTCACGCTCAAGACCGAGGAGGCTAGGGTGGTGCGTGTCAATGTTACAATTCCCGAGGATGTGCTCAGCGAAATCGACCGCTATGCCGAGCGCCACGGCTACAGCCGCTCCGGGTTTTTGACCGTCGCGGCCAAGCAGGCGATGCGGAACGAAGCCGCGTAGCAGCCTCGCAATCTGATTCAGAGAGCGTCGCTATCTTACTGTTTGCCATTAACATTTCCGGTTTGGAAACCATGAACTTCAACAGCCGGGAAACCCTGACTCACTTCGTGAGCGGGTGCCGCCGCCGTTCCGCCGCAATGCGACCGCAGTTCAGCTTCGTTCGCCCCTGTCGTCAGTCCCGGGGCTTCAGAGGAGTTCTAGAGATGATCATCAAGAAGGCTATTCTGGCGGTGCTCATGACCGCGGCGCTTGCCGGATGCGAGACGCAGACCGAGGGTCAGCAGCGGGCCACCACCGGCGCGTTGATCGGCGGCGCCGGCGGCGCGCTGGTCGGCCAGGCGATCGGCGGCAACACCAAGAGCACCGTCATCGGTGCGGCGAGCGGCGCGCTGCTCGGCGCCGTCGTCGGCTCGGCCACGACGCCGCAGCGCCGCGGCGAGCAGCTCTGCCGCTACCAGGACCGCTACGGCCGCATCTACACCGCGCCTTGCGACGACCGGTACTATAACGGCGATTATTGATCGTTTCGGTCTTCCCTTCTCCCCGTTTCACGGGGAGAAGGTGCCCCGAAGGGGCGGATGAGGGGCTGCGCCAAGGTCTGAGATGCTGGCACTATCGAGCGCTGAAACGGCGAAGCGAAGGCGACGCTAAGGGCCATCAGCTCGCAGGCTGGCTCTGCCGGCGGCCGCGAACAAAATCCACAATCAGCCAGATCAACTGAGCAATACTATAGACCGGGCTGTGAGACCAATCCGGCGCCCCGTTATGCGAGTAGCCGTAAGCAGAGGCGACAAGGGCGAGCGCGCCGCAAATGATATGCACCAGCAACAGGCGCAGCACGCCACCGTTCCAACTCTTTGTAACCCATAGCAATAATCGGCTCAGCAAAAACGTCGGAACGAGCGCCCCGAGCAGCATCGCGGCAGACCCTGCACCCATATAATCCCCCTTTGTCTAAGTGCGGATAGCTTCGAAAGTTTCTAAGAGGCCAGCGAATACCTTTCTTCTGCCTATTCAGATTTTACGCCCTTTAGCAACTCTCGCTTGCATTCAGTCACCGTACCTGCATTTTTAGTTGTACGCAACCTCACGGTTTGTGGGTGAACATGATTATGTGTATCTATCACGGTCTGCTTGTGGGTTGCGCTTGGTGCCTCGTGCATGCCACCCCCCGGGGTCAAGCCTACACGCGCACTGGTGTTCCGGGCGGCAGTCCCTTCACCTTGGCGATGATTTGGCCCATGATGTGCCAATAGACATCCAAGTCCGACAACTCGAAATTGTCGATCGTGTCCTCACCTCCCAGAAACAGCGGTTTCTTGTAACCTACGCATTGTTGGTAATTCGGTTCGGCCCCACCGCTCTCACGCCATGCTGCGTATCCGTCGGGGACCAAGGCGGCACCGTCCTCCTCCACGAGCTCGACGTCGTGGAAAGTCTTGATATTGGACGGTATCTGCAAAGCTTCCGCCGTATGCGGTTCGAACATCAAAACGCCTGGCTCGCCCTGCTCAAGCCTTCCGGTGTCGACCGCAAAGGCCGAGCCTTGCCAGTCATAGCCAAAGCAAGTTATCCGACCGGAGAATTCGGGGAAGCCCAACAATACTCTTGCGTTCCATCGCGCGACGTCCTGCGCCCGCATTATTCGATACAAGCCATGACGGAACGTCGCGCCGCCGAAGGTCGCGAGCAACTCATTCAGCCCGGCCACCTTTGTGTCCAGCGAAGAATTACCAGAATCCGCCGGGACCCTGCTATCTACCTCGAAGTTTTTTTGGAATATCTCGAACATCACGATCTCCAATAGTTACCTTGTTGATTTTAGTTCCCTTTGGCAGATTCTTAATCAAGTTATTGATTTGAGACCCGAGACTTGTGTTAACGCTGGCGTCAAGCAGAGCCATATTGTCGATTGTATCTGAACCTCCAAGCTGCAAATCGACTCGGTGGTCCACATGGCTGCCGGCAAGAACCTGGTTGCCAGCGGCTATAAACCTCCTACGCGCCGATCCAAACAGCCGCACAGCACGGCTAACCACAGTGTCGGCTTCGGTCAATATCTTAACTTTGAGATCCGCCGCAGCCCGTTGCGTGGCATCCCATTCAGGCATGTAGTAGAGATGGAGATCGTGGCCGGCAGTAGATTCATCGACGCCGGCGATAGTACCTCCGGCCTCGACCTCTGGAGGCGCTGTGATGCTCTCGGAAGCTGAAGGAGCCGGAGCCTCCAGCGCTGCATTGGACGGGACCTCGGTTTGGCCACCAGTGAGCCTTGCCACGACCCGGCTGCCGCACTAATCCCCTCGGCGAGCGCATTTCCACCGGCACCCAAAATCGCGCCGGAGCCCATTTCCCGCACGATGTCCCGCCCGTTGAGCGCGGCGTCGATGCCACTGAGCATGGCGCCGTCGGCGGCTGCGGTCGCGCTTCGCGCGAACAGGCCCGGCACGCCCTTGAGAGCCTCAGCTCCGAATCTTCCGGTGAAGGTAAGGCCGACGCTCTGAAGACCATGGCCGGTGACGAAAGCGCCGAGCAGGTTTGCGCCTATGGCAGCCGATCCGGCACGGTCCTCGGCGTCTTCGGTTTCGGCTTGCTTGGCCGCCAGCAGCTCGTCGTAGCTCTTGTCGGAGAAAAGCCAGTTCATCCCGGCAGCGAACTTGTCGGCCTGTTCGAAAGTTGCGCCGTTGGCCATCAGCCTGACGACGTCGTTCGTGGCGGCGAACGGCTTTTGCCACCATGGGCCGGCGTCGAACCGCGCGCGTGCCGGATGCGCAGCCATGTTGATCAGATCGGACTGGAGGTTCTTTGCCTGGGCTTCCAGTTCCGCCGGCGTGATCTTCGGATCATCCGCCGCGTTCTGGCGGAGGCGAGCCAGAGCGGATTGGAAAACCTGTCCGGCCAATGCGACGCGCGCCTCGGGGTCGCGCACCGCCTTCAGAATGTCGCTCAGTTCGATGTTGCGCTGCTGCAGCGGCACGCTGTCATCGACATATCTGGCGCCAAGGCTGTCCGAGAATTCCTGCGGAACGGCCAATACTGTGCTGAAACCCAGATGCTGCTGGGCAGCCCTGGCCCAGTTGACGGCCGCCTGAAATTCCTCAGGCGTCTTGACCTTGCTCCAGTCCGGAGCGTCGCCGCGAAACAATTGGCTGACGTAAGCGACAGGATCGGCTTCGCGGGCGGCCATGATCAGCTGGGCGGCGCCGGCCTTTATCTCGTAGCGTTTGCGCTGTTCCGGCGAACCGCTCGGTCCAGGTTCGGAATCGCGAAGCTCTGCATGGATCGCCTGGTTCGGCGCCGCATGCATGTCGGAGTAGGCTTTGGCGACACCGGTTTTGATCCGAAATTGTTCGAAATGTTGTGGCCCCAGGTCGGCGCCGTAGACCTTGACGAAGTCCTGCTCGGTCGGCTCTTCCTCGGGGTATCTGCCGGTGATGGCGATGACCGCCGGGGCGTTCTGCTCGGCAAACATGACCCTCGCATTCGCACTGACCATCTGAGCCGCGGTGGCGTTGTTCGCCTGAGCCTTCAGCGCGCCGATGTCGCCCGGCTTCAGGTAGGTGACGGCGTCGAGAGGAATGGTTGCTGGGTCATTCCGCGACGGCCGTTCGCCGAACGCCTGTGCGACCATTTCATCCGGCGTTTTTTGGCTGTTTGCTTCCGTTGTTTCGTTCCGAGCACCGCCAGCAAGCTGCAAACGCACCGTCTCGCCCATCCCGTCACTCGCCACCTTCCCCGCGCTGAGCATCTCGGCGGCGCGGCGCGGGTCTTGCGCGATCAGGGCCTGCATCCGCGCCTTCGCGGTGCTGGCCCGCCAGTCGGCTTCGGCCTGCAGCCTGATCTGCGGGTCGAGGTCCATCTTGGCGATGAGATCGAGACCGACTTGGCGGGAGACTTCGAAGGCGGCGGTGTCGTTCGGATCGCTCCGCGCGATATTGCTGAGCTCGGCGGTGTGAACCTCCGACACCTGGTCCTGCTCATATTGCTTGCGGCGCTGAATCTGTTGGAGTGCCAAGCGTATCGAGCCTGCCTCGCGTAACGCTTCCTTGCGGCCTGCGAGGCCGGCACGCAGTTCGCTCGGCGCCTGCTTCAGAAAATTGCCGAACAGCGTGTCGAACAGGCCGGTCTTCACCACCTGGCCGGTGTCCGCATTAACCTGGCCGTACATGGCTTCGTGCAGGCCGGCGCCGTCGGCGGGCGCATTGACCACGGCATCGGCTTCGGCCTTGGCGATCTCGCCGTTCAGCCGGCGGGCGGCGATCTCGGTGTCGAAGGCCTGCTGCTGCGCCTTGCGCTGCTCGTAGCGCTCGGCGGCAGCCTGCCAGCGGTCGCCAAGCTGCTGGACCGCCTCGCCTACCGGCGAGGAGTCGGGGTACTGCACGGCGCTGCCGGTATCGAGCCGGCGCAGGGCGACGGAGAGAGGAATGACGTGGACCATTGGCTGTTTCCTGCCCAGGCAGTTTTGAGACGCGTGCAGTGACGGACCGCCGGGGATGGCGGCCGGTTGGCGGTGCGGGTGGTGAGTTTCGGGTGGAGCCGGATGGCGGAGGGATCGCGACGTGGTTCGTGCGACCGGGCTGGCGTTGACGCGACCGCGGCGTGGCAGATCACGGCAGGCAGGCGCGAGGCACCCCCCTCGGTCCTGCCGGACATCTCCCCCCTCAAGGGGCCTCAAGGAGGGAGATTGGCTGCATGCATGCTTTCGCCAATCACCAACGCTGCAGAATTGGCGGTGGGAGCGAAGCTGCTGATCTCCCCCACTTGGGCGGAGATTGGCAGTTCTAGCGCCTCATCTCTCCTCGGCCCGCGCCGCCTTTTCGAGTGCGGCGAGCTCGCCATCTTCCAGCATCAGAAAACCCATGATGTGCTGCACCACTTCGGCGCGCGCGTTGCTCAGCGCACTGTGCAGTTCGAAGCCCTCGGGCGTCTTGGTGCGCGCCAGCCAGTCGCCGTAGGACGGGCGGCGATAATAGCCGGTGGTGGCGGTGAGGTCGGCGAGCACCATCTCGCCGTCCTCGCCGGAAAAGGCGCGGCGATAGGCTTTGGTCAGCGCCGCGCGCGCGGCCAAGGGGCCGCCGGCGTCGGATGGGCGGGCAAAGCGTTTGCGGCTCATGCGCCACCATTGGCGGCGCCGGCAGGCATCGCGCCTTGAGCAGCGGCAGGAGCACCAGCCGCGCCACCGGCAGCCGCGCCGCCTTGGCCGCCCTGCATCATCGCCTGCAGGCTGTCGAGCAGGCCGCTGTCGCGCGCTTGCACTGCCGCCGGAACGGCGTCCTTCGCCACCTTGCCGGCGGTGGCGATCGCGGCCAGGCCGGCCTGCGCTTGTTGCGCTTGCGCCCTGGCTCCACGCAGGCCCTCGACCTCGTCCTTGCGTCGAAAAATGCGCTGCGGGCTGCGGCCGGCGCTCTGCACGACGCGGAGCGCCTCGTCGCCGTCGATATTGTCCATGATGCCGGGATCGAACTGCGCCATCTGCATGGCGGTCGTCACCACCTGGATGGTGTCGCGGGCTTCGGCCGAGCGGCGCAGCACGTCGAGCGGGCCGGTGAAGGTCGGCCGCACCGTCTTGCCGGCAAGACTCTCCGGCGGCGCGAAGCGGCTGTCCTCGTCATAGAGGCCCTTGTCTTCCAGGATCGAAAGCTCGCGGTCGAGATTTGCGGCAAAGCCGGCCTGGATGATCGAACCCGACGGCCCGAGCAGCGCGCCTTCTCCTCCTGGCGGATCAGCGCCTCGGTGGCGGTCATCTGCGGGTTCTGCACCAGCGTCTGGAAAAGATTGACGAACATCATGTCGCGAATCTCCTCCGCGCGGCTCGCCGCATAGTCGAAGGCATAGCTGGGGTTCTGGCCGGTCGCGATCGGCTGGATCAGCGCCCGGCCATTGTCGTCGATCAGGCCCGGATAATTTTCGCCGGGATTGAGCACCGGCACATAGTCGAGCCTGGCCTTGGACGCCGTCGGCGGATCGGTGATCTGCTGCAGGGCGCGAAGCCCGGAGCGACGCACCGCGTTTTCCTCGCGCACCGTGGTCAGCGCCTCGATGGAAGGCGAGATGCCGTAGGCGTCGCCCTCGTAGCGGCGCCAGTTGAAGATCGAGACCGGGAAAGTGCGGAAGCCCGACTCGCGCACGATCTCCTCCTCGTCCTCGATGACGTGGTAGGAGGCAAACGCCGCGTCGAGATATTGGTAGGAGCCGCCGGAGCGATACATGCGCCGCTCGTCGCGCGGCTGGACGCACTGGATCAGCGAGACCTTTCCCTCGCATTTGGCGGGGTCGTCGACCAACGCCTTGATGCGCGCCGGCAATTTCTCGTAGCCGAGCAGCTGCGCCGCCTGGCGCGCCGTGCGCTCGTAGCGGCGATGAAATGTGTCGACCTGGCCCCAGCGGTTGCGGCTGAGATAACCCTCGACCACGGGAATGGAAGCATAGCGGATCAGCGTGCCCCCAAAACCTTCCTCGGCATAGAGATAGGCCGGGCCGTAGCGCACGACATTCCTGAGGCAGGCCTGCGTCGCCGGCACGAAGTTGGAGTTGGCCGAATAGCGCAGCGCGAACAGGAAATCGCGCAAGGCTTCCGCCCACTCCTTCTCCTCGTCCGTCTCCTCATCGTCCATCTCGGCGGTGGTCAGTCCGTGCCACTTCTCCGACTGCGGGATGATCAGGCTTTCCAGCCCGGCGGCGAGCCGGTTGGCGGCGGAGTTGATGGTGTTGGCGTAGACGCGAGAGCCGCGCCGCTCCTGCCGTTCGGCCTGGCTTTCGCCGCGGCTGGTGCGGCGGCCGGTCCATATGTCGGGCGCATCGGGATCGCAGAACTCCGCCACTGCTTCCCAGACGGGCTCATAGGCGGCGCGTTCGGTCTCGAGTTCGGCCTGTCGCGACAGGATATCGCGGGCGCGGGAATCGGTCATGGGGATCTCGCTTGTTTGGCGGAGCGGCCGGAGCTGCCAATCTCCCCCCTCGTGGGGGAGATGTCCGGCAGGACAGAGGGGGGCGCCGTAGAGCGCCGCTTCTCGATGAAGTCAGCCAGAACACCTGGCCGGGAAACTGGTAAGCGAAACGATGGAGAAGCCGGCGGGACAGCGCCCCCCTCTGCCCTGCCGGGCATCTCCCCCACACGGGGGGAGATAACCTCTTCATGTCATCTTTTGCGCACTTCTGGGTGCTACACACCCGAATGCGGCGGGCACGAGGGAGGTCGAGAATGAGCCTTGCCGGCGCGCTGAAAACCCGAAGCAAACAAGCAGTGAAGCGGCTGATCGGTTACGACAGCCGCAACTGGCTGCGCATCCGCCAGATCGAGGCCTTCACGACCTTCCTCGAGGCGGCCAACCGCAAGTCGCGCGACGTGATCGAGATCTCGCCGGGCTGGAACCGCTACTGGCGGGCGATGTGCCCGGACTACCGGTCACTCGATTTCCCCGACTTCGACATCTGCAAGGATCGCACGGACGAGCAATACTCCATCGTCATTGCCGACCAAGTGCTGGAGCATGTGCAGCGCCCGCTGGCGGCGGCCGCCAACATCCACGCCATGGTGAGGCCCGGCGGCTGGGCGATGGTGGCCACGCCCTTCCTGTTTCGCGTGCATGCCCGCCCGCACGACTACAGTCGCTGGACGCCCGCGGGGCTCAAGCAGCTGATGGTCGAAGGCGGCTTCGCCGAAGACGACGTGCATGCCTTCGGCTGGGGCAACAAGGCCTGCGCCAGGGCCCATATTGGCGGCCCGGTTCGGGCGTACGGGCTCTGGCGGGACCTGAGCAACGACGAGGAGTATCCGGTGATGGTCTGGGCGTTCGCGAAGAAGGGGTGATCGGGTGACGCCCTACGAAATCCACTCTGTGGCATTTTCCAAGCACTTGCTCGGGGACAAGCCCGCTCGCAAATACAGGAAAATGCTTTCTCCCCCACAAGCGGGAAGATAGCGCGCCGCATCAGCGCTCCCGTAGATCTTAAGCGTTGGCAACTAGCGTCGAGGACAGCGCGGCGCCTTTTCTCCCCCTTGTGGGAGAGAAAGCGATTTCAACATCTTAGCGAAGCTAAGTGTTGGAAATCGCAAGAGAAGGGAAAGGCGCCGATGTTGATCAGTGGGATCGCCGCTTCACCAACCGCGCATGCCGTCGCCAATACCACCAATCGAGCACGCGGCGGCGGAAACTGCGTTTCATCGCTGTCATGGCGTCAGACTCCGAGCAGCACGCGGCGCCGGCCGGCAACGTCGCTTGGCGCCAGATCCGTCTTGACCGTGGAGAGGGTGCCCTGGCGCTGCTCGAGCTCAGCCCTGAGCGCCGCTTCCCGCGCCTGCACGTCCTTGTCCTGCATAGTCGGCGCCGGCGGCAATGGCTTCAGTTCCGGCGGTTTTTGAAAGAGACACATGGTTCCAGCTTTCTCTTGTCCAGTCGTAGAGGAAGAAGTCTTCGCCGTTCCTGCCGTAACCCGGCAGGCGGCATCGTTGGGTAGCGCCGAGCCGGTCCAGCCAGCGTAGCGCAAGCTCGTTCTCGGCAAGCGCCCTCGCCTCGACCCGCCAGGCGCCTTTGGCCGCGACCCGGGTCCCAAGCACCGCATGGAAGAAGCGCGTGATTTCCGGCACGCAGCGCTTCATGCGGCGCGTGCCCCAGCTCCAGGCGATCCAAAGGCCGCTCCGCTGCTCGGCCGCGCCGAAGCCGGCCTCTGGATTGCCGTCGAGCTCGGCGACATAGGCAAAGCCCTGCAGCGCCGTCAGCGCCAGCAGCGCCGGCGACCAATGGTCGAGCTGGCAGTCGATCTCGGCCCGGTCCTCGGGACGCAGGTTGGCGGCGATGTAGGAGAGATCCCGCAGCGTTGCGGGGACGATGCGGGTGGGCATGGATGGGCTTTCGTGGTCGAGAGCGAAGCCGTCGCCAGGGGACTCCGTTACCGCAATCTCAGCCCGCGAAGTTGTTGTCCACGAACATTTCGGCAAATTGCTGGGGCGTAAGCGTTACCTTGTTGTTGTGGGCGATTTTGAGATTCTTCTTCCACATATCCCGGATCGCCTCTGGCATCGTGTCGGGCATGTGAAGAGCCTTGGCGATCGCGTCATCCCACCGTCCATCGCCGCCATAGATGGCCTGCAACTTCGGCGCCATGGCGTCCAGGGACTCTTCGGATTCCTGAGACAGTTCTCCAATCGCCTTGAGCACATAAAACTCCAGAAGCCTGAGCAGCGGCTTTCCTTCATAACGCTTGTCGTCCGACATTTACCCCTCACGCATCATAGGTGGCATAATAAATCAGCCTGTCGCAGATCGCCGAGAGGCTGGGCTTTTCCTTCTGCGACGCAATCCATCCCTCTGTAACCTCGATCGCGATGAATATTTCGATGAAGTATGTCAGACCCGCCTTGGCCGCCGCCTTTGGTGGTACCATAGTATCATCGGGCGCGGTCGCAACCATTGCATCAGAGTCTTCGGTCCAAGGCTCCGATACATAGATCGTGTCCTCTTCATCAAAATCCGACAGCCTTTCAACGATATCCAGTAGCTTCATTATTTTCCCCATGATAGCCTCCCCAGATTGAACCAACAAACCACACACGCTATGGGTGCATAGCCTAATGTTTGGCGATGAAGATGTCGATTGCTCAGCAGCGCCGACATCGTTCCGCGAATGTCGCCGGGGGATAACGCCGTGAAAGCAGTCGTGTTCGCACTTGGCTTCTTGATGTTGTGGGCGCCATTTGCTGCGGCCGAGGAAGCCACTAAATGGACAGTTTCCGTCAGCGGCGGAAGCAAAATCGAGATTCCCGCCTTGTTTGCTGACGGGGAGTCTCGATTGCTTGGTGGATTCGCTGAAAACTTAGGCACAGCGTTCGAGCCGGAGAAGTATCCGGGCGTTCAGCTTCGCCAGTACCAAGCCGATACTAATAAAAAGAGCCCCTTCGATTATATCAAGAAGCAGCTCGTAGGTGATACTGACCGAGTTACATATAATCTTGATAAACCATCCGTTGCCGTGATTCCGGTACATCGGCGGATGGCGCAGAAATTTTCTACGGCATGTGCCAGAAAAACCGTCTCGTCACCTGTTTCGATATGCATTGGACCAAGGACAAACAGGCGATGTTTGGGCCAATTGCCGAGCGCATCGGTCGGTCGTTCCACAAGAATCGGTGATCCGCAGATTTTCCACTTCGATGCTCAAACCCTGGGAATCCAACCTCAGAGAATATTCGCCTTTCATGCTTCACACTTAGCCGCTTTAGCGGCGGAGGGTGCCTGA